ATTGTCGTTGTTGTCCAGGAATGTCATGAACACCTGTTCCCAACTGCTGCGATAGGTGGGGCTTTTGTTGCCCACATACTTGGCAGGATTCTTAGGTTGAAATACACCTTTTGCAAAGTTAGCCATGGCTGAATCCAGGCATCACGGCAGCACGTTTCTTGCTGTGTAGAAGTTGGGAGTCACTGATGCACCAAATCCCAGCAGGGTTGAGCTGCTTCTCATGTTGTTGAGATAGTAGGCCAGAGTCTGTGTGAGTTGTATCTGACCTTGACCTTCAAGATTTGCCAGAATATTCAGCACATTGGTTCTAGTTTCGGCAGCAATTCTAAACAACGACACTGTGAAATTGCCCGCAGCCTGGTCAGTGGTAAACACTGATCTTAAAAAACTGTACACAACATCGTATTCTTCCACAGCAACAAACTGTTCGTAGCTGTAGAATTGGTCAAAGATTCTTACTGTGAGATCTACATTGGTATTGACGGAATTGACTGTGTCGCCCATGATCAAGATTGTCCTGGTGATCTTGGAAACACAAACCCACCGTTGCCACCAGGCTGTTGACGGACCGCTGCGGGAATACTGTTTCTCAATACGTCTTTGAGAGCAAGATTGGCTTCTTCATTCACAATAGATCGTAGATTGGCGCCTTTGAATGTGTTGTAGGCTGTGCCTGCTGTTTGTATAGCACCAATCACACCTGCCACACCGCCACTCTGTAGATCTTGCACAATGCCAATGCCAGCATCTAGAAGGCCACCTTGACCCAGCACTGTGCTGGTACTGCCGGGTCTAGATATGCTTGATCGTATGTTGTCATAGTAGGCAGGATCAGCAAATCCTCTCACATTGGTATCAGGACGAACTCTGCCAATGGCGCCTGAATAATATTTCACAGTTTCGTACTGTATGCTCATGGTATTTTGCATGACTCCTGCGCCTTCGCTGTAGTTGTAGGTGTCATGTGCCCATGACTGTATCAGCGGATTGATCAGCACATAGCTGACCCATTTGTGTTGATCCATGCCGTAGATGGTGATATCTTTGAAAAAGGGAGGCTTGCCAGAACTTTGATCACCGCCTGAACCAACACCGCCACTGCCCGAGTTGCTTTGATCATAGCCTTCGCCAATGAAACCCCAGTCGTTGACAGGACGGTCGTTGGCATAGATATCGCGATTGTTGTAGCTGAATCCTGGCAGGCTTTGAATTGCACCAATGCTACCATTTTGATTGCTGGCTCCACCATACTGTTGATTGGGATCTTTGTAGTAGTAGGCATAGTAGTTGTACCACATGCTTCGAGTCAGGTCGCCACCATCATCATGGAAGGTCACTTGTACAGGATCGTAGTTGACTTTTTTCTGAATCAGGCGTTTGCGATTGTACTGGTTCAGTACCTCTGTGTCCATTTTAAATTTTGGCAGTTCCACAGTCTTGACCATGAGGCCAATTGTGCTTTTTTCAGTCTCTGAGAACACTGCCTGCAATGGACGAACTTCAGACGTGTTGATATTGAAGTAGCAGTGGAACAAGAACTTGTTCCGTGGTGCATACTCATATCCATTGGTGCGAAAGGTCTTGGAAGCGTGGGCATAGTCTTTGAGACCTTGCCCACCAAAAAAGCCTTTGAGGAAATCCTGGCCAAAAGCCATAGTTGATTATCCTGTTATTACGTCGTTGACAGTTCTAGCAATTGACGATCCAACACCTGTGCCGTTGGGTGTTTGATTGGCGTTGTCGTACATCATGCTCATGGCAATTGTTGCTGGTGCGCTTTCAGAATAGGCCATGTTGCCATAGTCCACACTCTTCAGATAGCAACCATACAATTCCCATGTTTCCAACACAACCGGTGCGGCTCCGCCATTGCCACCGTCAAGCACTTCAAAGCGTGTGGTAAACTTGTAGTCAATACCAGAAGCAGCCGAGGCCATTTCCAGAAAGTCCATCTGCTTCTGTAGCTGTTCGCCTACCAGTCTGCTGACAGCACCCGACGCATCATCACGTAGATTACATGTGACCTCGGCCCATTTGCCCTTGCCTGCCAGATGCAATGTGCTGTTGTAGATTGGTATCTCAATGTCATCAAACGTCATGGTAGGTCTTTTGAAGTCTATTACCTGCTTGGTCAATTCTGTTCGTGGTGTACTGATACCAAAGTTTTCAAATATTACTCGAAAGCGATATTTGAGTTTGGGCATGAGCAGGCCTTGGTTGCTCGCGCTTTGATCGCTTGCCAAGGGCACTGTCATTCGTGTTAATGATGCAACGGCCATATTTGTAATCTCCTATGCAGTTATTTACCTCAGTTGAGGCCAAAAAAAATGGGGTGTTGCCACCCCATTTACTAGTCTAACGATATGTTAAACAGTGGTTGCTGTGGCCACAGAGCCTGCAGCAATTTCACCTGAGTTCTTGAGACGCAGAGGAATGTAGATAAATTCCACAGATTTCACAGGTTCGATAGCAATGTCAACCCAGAGCTCGTTGGCATCAATTCTAGCAGGTGTGTTGTTGGAATCATCACACACCACCAAGAAATCATAGATACCACGCTTGGCCACTAGGTCAATACACAGGCTGTTGATAGCGTTGGCTATTTCGTTTCTGGTGATTTGATCGTTGGGTTCAAACAAGAACTGCTTACCAATTTCTTCCAATCTACCACGCATGAATGAAACCAGTCGAGCCACGTTGATCCGATCCAGAGCAGATGCCTGGCCATAAATGGTCTTGTTACCAAAGTTAGTAATACCAACACCCGGAATAAACGTGATTGGATTGATGCGGTTCAAGTATTCAACATCACGTAGGCCTTGATTGTTGCCAATGGTCACAAACTCTCCAGTTTGACTGTTGATGTAACCAATAGTGGCTGCATTGTCAATCACGCCGCGACGTGTACCAGCAGGTGCCAACCATGGATAGCTCACTTCGTCGCTGCGGATAATTGTGCGTACCATCATATGACTAGGTGCTGTCACAACTGTGCTTCCGCCCAGGTCTGTGGTCTGGCAGCTGGGATAGAACACAGCAGCATAAGGCGTACTGGTGGTCAGGCCGTCGCTGGCAAATGTACCAAGACCGCTGTTGTTTGTGGCCCAGGCCACCAGTTCAGTACCACTAGCACCCAGGCGCATGGGAGTGTCACCCACAACAAAGCAGGTGTTGTTGCGCTCATTGCTGAGAGCAGACATATTGATAATCAATTCAGGATATGCTGTACATGCCAAGAGATTAAACACAGCTTGTTCTTCACGAATTGTGATACTGGTGTCAATACCCGACTTGAGTGCTGCCACAACCAATGCACGTTGTGCCAGACGACCCATGTTGGGTGCTCCATCTGCTCTATTGCCAGATGCTGTGACCCAAGAATTGGTTACCAACAGATCCCAGTACGCAGTCTGGGTGGCAGGATTCTGATTGGTACTGGCTTGACTGGCCACATACAACACTGCATTGTACAACACTGCATCGCCTGCTGCATAGCTGGTGCTGTTGCTCCAGGTGTTGTAGCTGAAATCAGCAGCATTGAAATAATTGACCTGGAAGCTCTTGACATTGAATCCAGAACGACGTGTGTTGAACAACAACATGCCTGTGGGATACAGTGCAGAATCGGGTGCATCAACGTCTAGATAATTGCTGGTCAACAGGCTGACAATTGTGGGCAGATTACCTGTGATTGGATCCACAGTACCTGTGGGGCTCCAACGAGCATCTGCAAACAACACACCATTTTCAGTGGTTTGGTCAGTGTTGTCAATCAGGACCCATTGATCCACACCTTCAACATTTTGCCAACGTTTGATCACAGGATAAATTTCAAGATCACTTGTGTCAATCCAGAGATCACCATACACCAACGCAGTGGCATCACTTTGTGTGGTGGGTGCTGTGGCAGCAATTTGTGGGCCGGCTGGATCAGTTAGAGAAAGATTGTCGCCACGAACATCATTGGTTTCGTTTTGGTATCCAACCCATCCTGTTCCACTCTGAATCATGATATCAACTTGGCTGGTGGTAGAATAATACCAGTAACGGCCATCCGCTGGATCTTGATCCGGGGCAGTTGGGCTGGCAGTGTAATCCAGTGCTTCCCATGCACTAAGCAACAGAGTAACTTCGTTGTTTGTGACAGCACTGCGGCAACCAGTGGTGGAAGTGGTAAAACCAGCGCCACTTAAGGCAGTACCAGCGCCCACATCGTCCAGTACAATTACGCCGCCGATACTTTGTGTAAACACAATGGCACCGGTTGAATCTACTGCTGCGCTAACACCCGGAACTCCGGCAGAACTTACCGCAGTGATAAATGCAGCGGCAGTGGTTCCTCCAATGGTAGCAGTCACAGCGGTAGTCAAACTGGTTGAGTTTGCCACAGATGTTTGAATAGTAAATTGATTGCCACTTGTAAATGACGGTGTGGATGTGCTGCCTGTTATTACTGTGGCTCCTTGAGACGCTCGCTCAAATACCTGCAGAGTATAGGTGTTGTTGTAGGGATATGCTACAACTCCACTGAGTTCTGGGGCAACATTATATTGTGTATATGTTGTGCCAACAGGAATATTTTTGCCGCCGCCTGTGGGGTCCAGAGTTGCATTGGCACTCTGATCATTGGCATATACAGCGGCAGATTGTTGTACAAATGCACCTAGTGCAGTACTGTATTTTTTCACAACCATTGAGGTTCCAAGATTGCTGCTGGTAATCTTGTTCCAGACGCTGCCTGTGGGTCTAGGTTGGTCGTCTGTGGTTCTCCAGCGTGGCACCGTGAAGTTGGCACTTTGTTGCAGGGTAGGAGCATAATTGGCAACGTTGGCAGTAATGCCCAGAGTGGTCAACAAACCTGCGGTTGATCCAACTGAGTCGACTACAATAATGCCATCATCGGCTGTGGAATTGTCTGCTGTGGCACTAGAATCAGCAAACAGGCACAGTTTGCTGTCAATCACAGCTGAGTAAACACCAAGTATAGCTGCGGTATTGATAGCTGCACTGAGACCAAAAACATCGTTGTTGGGAGCTATAGGAACTGCAATAGGTGATGATCCATTGATAACAATGGTATCACCAGCTGTTAGATCAACAGTTATGGTATTGGCACCTGTCAAGGTTGGCCAACTTAATTTCCAATCATCGGATCCAACCAGGACCCAGCGATTGTACAAGTCCGACAATGTAGTGGCAGTGGTATTTGCAAGTGATGCTGTGCCATTTTTGTAGTACACTGGATTGGCTGTGTTGGTTGCAACCACAGCGTAATCGCCGATGCTGCCGTAATCTTGGGACGGAACTCCACTAGTAAGATCCGCAGTATCAGTGATAACCAACGGCACTTGATTGCTGAACGCACCAGTGGTCAGGTTCCACTCAAATGCGCCCCAGATGGTGTTGGCAGTGTCTAACCAGAATGTACCATCATTGGGTTCGCCTGTGGGGCGAACTAGACTGGCGGTAAGCTCAGAAAGATCAATGTCCACACGTTGAACATACGCACGATTGGTGATACCCAAGGCAGAGTAAGCAGCCAACAAACCATATTCGTTGAGCTCGTAACCATTGATTGGTGTACCTGCTGTGGTTTTGTAGAAAAACGGATTGCCAAATGTAGCTGATAGATCACGTTGGCTAGTGACCAAATAAACTTTATTTGCGTTGGCAGCTAATGTGCCAGCTGCAACACCCACGCCAGAACCTGAAACTTTGTTTTGCGCCGTGGCGATCAACATGTAAGGTACTGAGTTTGTGGCTGCAGGAATGTAATTTGTTTCGTCAATTACAGTGACTTGAACTCCGGGTGATACTAGTGCCATTTTGGCTCCTTTAAAAACTTATGTAGATATTTATCGGATGATGACAAAACCAGTGGTGTTGCGTTGCCCTTTGCAAAGGTTTGCATGATAAATACACCATGAGACCCGTGTGTTCTACTTGTAATCAACGTTTTGTGGCTGTGAACTACACCCGCGACGATGTTGTACACTATCGAACCAAATGCGACTACTGCATCAGAAAAAACAAAAAAATCAAAACTCCAAAGCCTCGATGGCAACTAGACGGATACAAGAAAAAACCCACATGCGATCGCTGCGGGTTCAAGGCTAGATATAGTTCTCAGTTGATGGTTTATCATCTAGATGGAAACCTAAATCATAGTGATTTACGGAATTTGCGCACTGTTTGTTTGAACTGTGTGGAGGAAGTAAAACGGCTTGATATACCTTGGGTTCCCAATCAGCTTCAGGCTGATCGTTGAGTTACCAGCTGTTGCACCTGCTCATACAAGTGATCTAGACTGGAATTATTGTCCAGCACAGCATCAAACTTGGTGCCTGCCCAGGCATATTCGCTGGCATGAATTTTACTACGTTCCAGTTTGCCTTTGCTGATACTCCAGCTAGAGTTGCCGTCGGGGCCGCGATTTACGCTTACTGCTGCATCATACCACACAGGTTCTGGTCCACGTGTGACTCGCACCACAATGCCGCCCGCTGCTTTGATTGACTTGATTTCGTTAGGAAAGCGGCAATCACTGATCACAATATCGTCTGTGGAGTTACGCAGTTTGTTTTCCAAGCTGGCAATCCAGATATCGTCGTGAAACCTTTGACGGCAAACTTCTGTGCCCCAGTATTGCAGCACCCAACGTGGAGTTAGTTTGGGCAGTTTTAAACGTTCTGCCCACCAAGGATCAATTTGATCCCGCCATTCACGGGCTTGTTTGGTACGGCCTTCCAGCAGTTCTCTGTTCCATCCAAACACATGACTCACAGCGTCTTTGAGTGTGTTGGCAAAACTTTCTCTACGGAATTGATGTATGTTAACAAGATAATCTGCGATAGTGTCTTTACCGCTGCCTATGAATCCCACAACTCCTATGATCATTTTAGTTCCTTTACGTCAAGATGTTTTAGTGTGGTTTGTAGCATGCCAATTTGACGTCTACAATCCTCCAGTGCATGATGGCTAGTGACCGGTATAGGCTGGTCAGGCCACAAACTAAA